GCAGTCTCACCTAACTCTCTGGTGCCCGCCTGATCAGATCAGCCGCATTGAGATTGCCCTGGTTGATCTGCGCGATCGGTTGGGAATACCTCCTCCCCCTATCTCATTCTCATCTTGATGCCCTTCCGCGCCTCCGGGCGTGGCCCCATTGAAGCGTGGGACCGGCAGTCCAGGCGGGTCATTTATCTCGCGCACCTTCCGCGCCTCCGGGCGTGGCCCCATTGAGACAGCACCCAACACCCCCCAACAGAGGCAACATGGCAGGCAGCATCAACAAGGTGATCCTAGTGGGTAATCTGGGCCGCGACCCAGAGGCTAGGGAAACCAGCAACGGCAAAACGCTGTGCAGGTTTTCGATGGCCACTTCTGAAAAATGGACCACCAGAGACGGCCAGACGCAAGAGCGCACAGTTTGGCACAACATCAAGTGTTGGGGGGGGCTGGCGAAGCTCTGCCAGCAGCACATCAGCAAGGGCTCCAAGGTCTATGTTGAGGGGCGTCTGGAGAGCAGAGAGGATGAGCAGGGGCGCAAGTTTTGGGACGTGGTCGCCAGTGATGTGGTCTTTCTCGATCGCCTCCGTGAGCCCTCTGCCCCAGCCCCTGCCCCGCGCATGGGAGAGGCCCCAGCCCCAGCAGCAGTAGCGTGGCGTGAAAATCCACAGCCTCAAGATCCGCCTGGCGCATGGGGAGATTGGCGCCAGAATTAACCGGGGCAGCAGCCCCACCCGCTAAGGCAAGCAACACCTGAGAGAGAGAGAAAATGCAAAAGCCGTTATTCCTAGGCAGCAGACCGCACATCGAGGATCTAGGCCAGTACACCCTGCGCCCAGAGGTGCAGATGGCGCTGGTGGTAGCGCACAAGATCCGCCAGCAGCACAATGGCCTTATGCTGGAGGCGCCGCAGCTCGATATGGCGCGCTCGCTCCACTGGCTACTCTGCCTCATCCACAAGGGCAGAGGGCTTGAGATGGCCTACCTAAAACTCTGCTCTAATTTTCGCAGCTGGCATTTTAGGAGCACCCGCAAGCAGCGCCACAAAACCTTCTATCAGGGGCGCATCAAGGGGATGCTAGCCGTACTCAGGATGTTTGATATTGTGGAGGGTGAGATCCTGAGCAAAGGGGGGGGGCGCACACTGCCCCACTTCTCCCTGCGCCTGCTCAATCCCGATCGCATCTGGGGGCTCTATTTGCCAGAGCCGCTGAGAGCACGCATGATCAGCGGCGCAGAGGTGCGCGCCGCATGGGACGCCTACCCAGCAGAGCATCAGCTGCTGCTCGCAGCATCTCAGCGTGGACTCGATTGGGCGCAAAAACATCTAGCAAAAGGAGGCCCCATGGATGGGATCAGCGCAGATGATGCGGCATTGCTGCAGCTGTTTTATCAATACCCAAAAACGCTCGATGTCGCAGCACAGCGGGGATTCTACTTCGCCCAGCAAGAGCTGCAGCGGCTGCTGGAGATGTTGCAGGAAGAATGGGCAGAGTACAGCCGGGTGACTGGCAGCGAGTTTTTCAAGACCTGCGCCGATAAGCAGTTAAGCCTCGAGCTACACGCCATCATGACAGCTCATCTGCGCTGCGCTGACCCAGAGGGGCGCGCGCTCGAGCTCATGCGCTATGAATCACCCACTGCGCCACCCACTGCGCCACCCGCTGCACCACCCGCTCCACCCGCTGCACCACCCGCTCCACCCGCTGAGCTTGAGGAGATCAAAACCCTCCTAGTGCGTCTCCTCTCTCACTTAGGTGCGCAATGAGATTCATTGTTCAAAAACTAGATCTGCGTGGGCTCCCGGATGAGGCGCTGGTGGAGCTCCAGCGCCTGCCACCAGAGGCAGCTATGCGCTGGGCCCACACCCACGAACCCACCAACCTGATCCGCATTGGCGCAGCGTGCGCCGAGCTCTCGCGCTCTCTGGCGCCGCTCAAGCAAAGGCGCTCTAAGGTGCCGCAACTGAGGGCAGGCGATGAGGCGCTGGTGATGACCCCTAAGCGCCGTGATGGGATCCGCTCGATTTTAGATGTTGAGTTCACGCTGATCACTCTGCGGGTGATCAAATGAGCGATGAGCAGCAGGAGGATCTACAGACGGCAGTGCATCATCTTGAGCTAGTGCACCAGATAGCTGATGAGATCCTGCGGCGAGGGCAGACGCCGCATGAGCAGGTGGCGCTGGCGCAGCTCACCCGGGCACTGTGCGAGGCGCGGGCAGACCTCGAGGGGGAGAGCGGCGCCAGACTCACTGAGCTGCTGGCAGCGGCAGAGGCCTGCGCGGCAGCGTGGCAGCTCAGGGCAGAGCATCTGCGCTCGCAGCGCAATCAACTGCTAGCGGGTGAGGCATGAGCCACTGGCAGCAGGTTGAGGAGCGCCTCTTTACGCTCAGCTCTGGGCGCGGGGTGGTGTTTGCGCGCTGCGCCTGCAGGCGCTGCAAGGTCTCGCGCCCTGGCTGGCTGCTCGAGGCAGAGGATGCGCGCCCACTGTCTGATGATGAGGCAGAGGAGGCATGGGGCCTGATGCGAGCGCACAGGCTAGGGCAGGGCTGATATGCTGCGGGGCGTCCCAAAACATCACAGGGAGCACCGTGGCATGAGCGACAAGGCGATCAGGAGCTGGCTCGCCAGTTTCATTTTTCTCGGGCTGGTGGTGGGCCTGATTTTTTTTCTCACGTTTCTGGAGATACCCGACAAAAACAAAGACATAGTGACCTCCATCATTGGGATGCTGATTGGCTCAATCTCTATGGCGATTTCAATCTTTGTGGGCCGCGATCCTGATGATGTAGCCAGCCTGAAATCTGAGATTGAAAAATTGCATGACGATCGCAACACACTGATCGCGCGCCTGCGAGACGCGCAGATCGACAAAGACATCCTGCGGCGCCAGCTCGAGGGCCTGCAGGCTATGGTTATCGAGCGCCTCTCTCTGTTTAGTGGCGATCAGCGCCTAGGTGACCTCGCGAAGATGAGAGACTCCAAAGAGCTGCCTGAAGAGATCGCGCGCTGGATTCCAGACGAGGAGAGGCCTGCACACAGCCCCATACCTAGAGCGCCTCGAGGAGCTCCACAGGCAGCACCCCCACCCACCCCGCTGCCTAGCAGTAGGGCATTTGACGACATCATGGGAGGTGATGATGATTGAGCTTGATCTAGAATAGGGTGGGCTGCTTAGCTGGCTTACGCGCCCCCAGCTCCTCTGGTGGTAGGCAGCCCCAATGCGCGATCCTGGCTCGAGCAATCTCCGCATACTCTGGCTCGCGCTCGATACCCACAAACTCAAATCCCAGCTGGGCAGCAGCGCAGCCAGTGGTGCCACTGCCGCAGAAGGGATCTAGGATCACGCCTCCCGGAGGGGTGATCAGCTTGCAGAGCCAGCGCATCACTGCGATTGGCTTCACTGTGGGGTGCACATTCTGCCGCTTAGTCTCACCCCGCTGATAAGGGTTATCTATCGGCGTCTCTCTGCCGTCACCCACTGCGCGAGCCTCGAGCCCCACCAACCCTGCCTCACGCTCCTCGCGGCTGGCCTTACCCTCATAAAAGAAGCGACTGGCCTCAAAGCCTGCCTGCAGATCAAGGGCTGCGCCTGCGCTGGGATCTAGGAGGATATTGGCTGGCCAGCGTCCATTCTCTGCGCCTGTTATCTGCTGCCCCTCCAACCTGCCTAGCCTGATACTGCTAGGGTCAACATTGCTCTCTTTACCCAGCCCGTTAGGATAATGATAAGGCTCCTCCTCACCCCACTGAAGCCTACACCCATCAATGTTGAGCCCCCCCACACCCCACTGCTCCACATTCTCTGCCACAGAGCCAGCCAGTGGCTTACGGCAGAGCAAGATCGGCTCATGCGCTGGCTTGAGGGCTGTGCCCCAGCCAGACCACTGCTGCGCTAGAGGTGAGGCGGGGGCTGTGTATTGAATTGTTGTGGGCTCATATTCAACATCAAGGCCAGCTGTAGCAGCCCCCATACCTCTCCCTTTAATTCTGCGAGCTGTGCCAGTCGCTTTAACCTCTCCAATCACCTCACGCTCAGCCCCTATCCTCTTATCGAGCGCTTTGCTCACATCATGAGACTTTGGGAAGCCGCTGCCATAAAGCCAGTGCAGCATATCTCTCACTTCAAACCCAGCCAGCCTCACTGCGATCCCCATCAGATCCACAGTGCGTGAGCCAGCGAAGATCACAGCGTGCCCCCCTGGCTTGAGCACTCGATACACCTCACGCCAGAGCTCTGGCCCGGGCACAAATGCATCCCAGCTTTTGCCCATGAAGCCAGCCCCGCTGGGCTGATACTCTTCACCAGCCAACCACGCTGTGAGCGCTGCGCTCACTGCCCGGGGGGAACAGTTGCCCAGACCGTATGGGGGATCAGTGACCACTGCATCAATGCTAGAGTCTGGCAGGGTTTTCAGGTGATCTATCGAGTCGGCATTGATGACTGTGGCGCTCAAAAGCTGCCCCCCGTCTCCCATGGTTTTCTTTGCCCAGCTGTGAGGTGGGCGCGCGCTGGAGCTCCAGCAGCCCTGCGCTCGAGCGCCTGCCCATCATCCCAGCGCCAGCAAATCAGGTCATAACGTAGGGCGTCGAGCGGGTCTTCTATTCCGCTCTTAATGGGCTGCTCTTTCTTTTTGTCCCATGCGTAGCCAGAGATAGCCTTGCGCAGACTGTTGCCCGGGGCATTACGCCCTGCGTCCCAGACCTCCTGAGTGATGCGGTATTTGCGCTCCCATATGGCCCGCTTGAGCCTCTGCACTCCATTCATGATGTCAGTTTTCACAGGGGAAGTTGACCAGCGCAGCTTGAGGCCCAGCCCATGCGGGGGAGGGTAGCGCAGCTCTCTAAATGTGCTCTGTGCTGTGCGGTCACTGCGCGCGGCGCCTGCCTTATCGCCACACCCAGAGTCTAGCCAGATGCGAGGCCCGGGCGCGCTGGCTCTGTGGGCGCGCGGCCATGCAATCGAGAGGATCATGCGGCAGAGCTCCTGCAGGCTCACCTCTTTGGGGTTGAGCTCTGCGCAGATGATGTCTGCGTCTAGCTCCTCATCATGCGCGATGATCAGCACGCTGGGCTTTCTAAATCCCCAATCCACTGCAATGCGGGCTGTCATGCTCTCCCGATACTGCCAGCCCTGCACAATGTTTTCCGCCTCTGAAAATTCAGAGTAAACCAGCCCGCTGGGTGGTGCGGGTTGATTCATGATCATCGCCGCCCGCTCCTCTGGTGGCAGCTGCTCTGTAGCTCTAAACCACTCCTCTGAGAGATTCTCTCTGTTGCTGTAGGAGGTGTGCAGCAGAGGGGTGCAGCCAGCATCTTCTGCGAGCTCCACCCACCAAGCACCCATCACTGGCAGGCCGCACATCACCAGCATGGGAGACGGACCAGAGCGCAAACGTCCCAGCGCCTTAAACGCCACCTCTTGCGTCATGGTCTGGGCCTCATCAATGAGCGCCACCCCGCTGGTGGCGTTGATGCCCTCGAGCGGGTTATGGCTGGAGTCTCTGGTGCCAGGGCGGAAATAGCTACGGCACCACACAGATGAGCCCGTGGCGGGATCGCTCCAGATGCCCTGCGTCTGTGAGTAGGTCCACCCCAGAGGCCCCAGCCATTTCTCGATCTCTGGCTGCAGCACTGTGCGGTAGCGCTGCGCTGTATCGGTGATGAGGAGGCTGCTGGTGCCCGGGCGCATATTGCTCACCCATGCGAGGGCAAACACAAGCGCAGAGGTTTTGCCTGAGCCCCACCCGGCACGCACTGCCACCATCGTCTGCTGGCGGGTGATGGCCTCGAGGAGCTCCAGCTGTAGAGGGTTCAGTTTGACCATGACCTGAAAATCTGCACACTGTTCATGATTGTGATATTAGTCACACAGGGGGACTGATGCACAAACTAGGCTACGTCAATCGAGATTTGCCGTATAGAGGCCAATCGCCAACACCCAATCTGCGGGTGATGGGGAT